ACCGTTAGCCAAGTCCTGCTCGTACTTTTTGATCATTTTCTTAACGATGTTACCAGAACGAGCACCATATCTTAAACCATTGCGAATGTACGTCATTTCCTTGAATGATGAGGAAACTTTAATCTTTACTTCCAACCGCATTTCGGTTTCAGATACAGGGACTACATCAATTCTGTCAACAAGAGTTTTAACCAAATTATCAACGGCATCTTTATCCATTGGACTGTTCGGGTCATACATTTTTTTAAACATCTTTTTTATATCTTGAAGATTTTTAAAATATTCACTTTCATCCTTAACAGAATTTTCAAGAGCAAAAAGTTCTTCCTCAAGTTGACTGATGAAAACATTCTGTTCACCGTTTCTTTCCTTGAACTCTTTTTTTGTGATAATATCTTCCTCAAGAAGTTCAAGAAGTTTGTTTCGTCTGTTTCTCTCTTTTTCAAGTTGGGTTTTTAAGGATTGAACTTTTCTTTGATTAACAGTATCCTTATCACTCTCCTGATAAATTTGGATAAAAGAATCTACATACTCTTCAATGTTTTCCATTATATTTTTGAAGTAATCTCCAAGCATTGTATAGAGGTCACTTTCCATAATTGCGATAGACTCACAACTTCTTGCACCGAACCGTCTTTTTTCACTGCAAAGCCATTGATAAACTTGCTCACCTTTTGACTTTTTATTTGAAAAGTTTGTTCTCCAATAAGGTTTTTCGTGTACCTTGCACCAAACTTTTCCTGTGAAAACACTTTTGTCTTTAAATGAACGTTCTCTACTTTTAATTGCGGAACTGCGTTCCCTGAAAATTTCATTACATCTTTCCCATAAATCTTCATCGACAATAGCAGGGACAACTTCACCTGTTTCGTCCTTGTACATTATCCATTCATCTTCGGGAAGGAATCTCTGTTCTTTGGTACGGTAGTCAACAATCTTGACTTTGTTACCACAATAGTAACCCTTATACTTTGGATTTTGAATTATACCGGAAATTGTGTTATGGTGAATACGAGTTCCGTTTCTCCCACGATAACCTTTATCGTAAATCATATCTTCGATTTTTCTTGTACTGTATTCTCCTGTTGCATATGTTTCAAAAATAAATCGTACCATTTCCGCTTCGGGTTCGTTTATTACAAGTTTTTTATCACATTTATCGTATCCGAAAATGCGATTATTACCCATAACGACACCATTTTCAATAGAACGTTTATGTCCCCAACGAACTCTTTCGGAAAGTTTTCTTACTTCATCTGCTGCTATACTTGACATAATGGTGAGTCTGAGTTCACTATCCGTGTCAATAGTACAGATGTTATCATTTTGAAAGAAAACACCGACCCCACACCTGAGCAAATCTCTTGTATAAGTCAAACTGTCGATGGTATTTCTTGCGAATCTGGAAACTTCTTTTGTGAGTATTAAATCAAACTGTCCGTCTTTTCCATCTTTTATCATTCGCATAAACTCTTGACGGTTGACAGCACTTTCACCACGGATACGGTCAACATATCCTTCAACATAAGTCCAATTAGGATTGTTTTGTATCATTTCAGAAAAATAACTCATCTGATGTTCAATGGAATTTTCCTGTTCTTCTCTTGTAGTCGAAACACGTCCATAATAAGTAACTCTCATTGGTAAATCAAATATGGTTTTTCGTTCCATTCTCATTTGATTTGCAACTGCATATATATCCATAATTTTACCTCGCTTTATTTGAATTACATTATAATGTTACCGCGCCGACCAAAGAATGTCAAGGCTTTACAGCAAATTACCAATTATTACATTATATATGTATAGCCGCATTTCTGCGGCCATTCTTTTCGTTAAGCTGTTAATTTTTCGATTAAGGTTTTCATCCGGTTACACTTGGCGAGGTCAATCATTCCTTTTGCAAGTAATATATCAGTCCATGCCGTAAGTGTTAATTTTTTTAGCAATAATTTTTCATCGCTTTTAGACATATGGTTGGCCTCCTTCCATATAGAATAAATTTTCCCAATTCTTCATAATTATATTCCGAAAAATCATATTGATTACATTTTAAAATTTTATACGTTTTTCATACGACCTTGGCAGGCTCCACGGGACTTTCACCCTCTGTGTGGTTCTCACACAACCGCCCAATGCAGTGACGCGTTCAAGACGGGAGTATCATTATTGCATCTGTGTGTCGTTGCCTGTAAGGTTGCCAACCATACATATTCGGAACAAATTTTTATATAAAATTCACCGCTAAGCTCGGCACAGACTTAATGTATATGAAACAACTATACTGCGGTCAGTGCCGCTTTCTTTTTCAAGGAACAAATATGTGAGGCAATTATCAGCCTACAGAAATATACTTACAAAAAATAAATATATTTTTGTAGAATGGTAATTATCGGGGTGCGTTTTGGGTTCGCACCCCAACAACACATTCAGATTGGTTTGAAATTTTTGATGATGCTCGAACTGAGTTTGGCTTCAATTCTTTCTTGCATATCTTCATCAACATATCTTCGCTCATTTCCATCTTCATCCTTAATCGTTCTTATGCACTTACTTCGGGTGAAACCACGAAAGTGCATTATTATTTTATTTAATGCGATAGGGTCGCCCTCTACAGCAGAAACTATAGTTTCATAAGGGATTTTTCCATATTTACTTTTATTACTCATTTAACCACCTTCCTCGGCAATCAATTCTTTCAGTAATTGCAATATTTTTTGTCTGCGCCTACATACCGTTGACTGAACGGTTTTGATTTCATTAGCAATTTGCTGGTCCGTTTTGTTTAAGAAATACGAATGAAGAATTATATTGAGCTTGTCCTGTGGAAGTTGCTTCAGAGCATCATATAAATCAGAATTAACCACGACTACCTTTAAAATCTCATTTTCTTCTGTAACCACCCAAAATGTCTGGTCATCTAAAAAATATGTATCGGTTGTGGATAGTTGGCTCATTTCTGATTCCGTAAGGTCTGAAAACGACTTTTCTTTTTGTTGTTTCAAATTGAGTTCACGATGAATATTTTTTGCTTCATTTTCGATAACTCGTAAGCAGAAAGCAATAAGTTGGGCTTCAACTCTTTCTCTATCGGCAAGGTTCATAAATTCACCCCCTTTTTCACTGCGATAAAATTTTCTTGATTTGCTTTCATTTAAGACACACTTGAAAATTCGTTTTTATGCAGTTTTATAAAAATTTTTTTATAAAATTGGGGGTGGTGCTCTTGCAAAATAAAAAGCACATTCACCTGACGGACATAATAAGCCCGTTGTGAATGTGCTAATTCTTATGAATTTATTCGATATTTTCCTTTTCTTTAATACAAGTCTTTTTGCTGCCTTATGGTAATTCTCGTCATAGTTTTTTCTCCTTGGATGTATTGCCTGCTTAGAGTGAGGCGAGTATTACCATTATATCATATTTTCTTGTTCCCATCAATTACTGTAAAAAAGAATTGTATAAAGTAACTGTTAAAAATATTCTAAACCCGTCGATTTCGAGGGGTTTAAAATTTTGAACGTTTGACAACCACAGATTATTGTTTTTCCGAAATGTCAAATTCCGTTGACAAAAATCAAATTTTAGTATATAATTTATTGAGAATTAAATATTGGGCAAACCAACTGAAAGGTTGGGACGCAAAGCTCAAGAGGCTAAAGTTATATACTATGCCAGTCAGTTGCAACCGTAAAGCAATCTTGGGATTGCCTTATAGTTGTGACTTTTTTTATTTATTTTTTGTGAAAAGGAGTTGACAAGGTGATGAATAATACGATATGCTTATCTATCTATCTATCTATCTATCTATCTATCGCTTTGTTTTACTCAAGACAGATTAAACCTGCCTTTATTTCGCATACCTTTAAAACATTACATTTGATATATACACCTCCTGCGGAACAATGGATGTTGTTTCATAGGCGGTGTTTTCTTATTTCAGAAGATGATTTGATTGGAGGTGTGCGAAATGCAGAACAAATTACAAAATGCTATTCAAATTGATAAGGTTTTGGAACGAGAAGAAAAAAGATTCAAAGATTATGGTTGTATCTGCCGTAATTTGACTTATGGTACTACAAAGCATTTCCCACTATCTGACCGTATAAAATGGGTTTATACCAAAAGGCATTTTAAGTCTATTGCTCCGGTGATAGAATTGATGTCGCAACGAGATAAATATACAGGTGAACATTCTGTTCGTGTATCTCTTATTACGTATCGTATCTGTATGCTCATTGAAATGAGCAAATATTATAGAAAAATGATAACTCTTTCTGCTTTTACTCACGATATTGGTAAAATAAGTATTCCTGACGGCATACTCAATAAGGAAGGCTCTCTTACTAATGAAGAATATGAAGAAATAAAACATCATCCACAAGATGGTGCTGAACTTCTTAATAAACAAGAAAAATATAGTTATATTAAAGACGGTGCAATGTATCATCACGAACGTTGGGATGGTAAAGGTTATCCAACCGGAGCCAAAGGTGAGCAGATACCATTCCCTGCAAGGATTATTGCAATCGGAGATTCCATTGATGCAATGTTAAGTGACAGACCATATAGAAAGGCTCTTACGAATGCAGAGTGCTATGCAGAGATAGAGAAAAACGCAAATATAATGTATGAACCACAACTTGTAAAAATAGTTCTTGAAAATTGGAACTATATAATTGATGGAATATATCAATAAGGAGAAATTATAGTATGGATTTGTTTGAAACAATACAGAATGCAGTTGGCTGTGATTTGTTATCTGACATTAAGTTTGAACCATATAAAACTAAAGCCTGTACTGCCTTGTTCAGTCTGAAACTTGAAGAGTATTCTTTGGAACAATATGAAGAATTTGCAAATTACCTATTTGGGGAATTGGTAAAATTTAATTCATACAATGATGTAGAAAATTATTTTATGGAAAAACAATAAAAAGTAAATCAATGAACGGTCTAAAGTAACCACTTGGCAAATATATACTGTCAGGTGGTTTTCTTTTATTTTCTACGCATTTTTTTAACATTTTAAGTGTGACTAATATATGAGAAAAACTAATTTTTGACAAACCAGCAAGCAAAGCGAGTGTGGCTACACTCACGAATTTTGGGATAATCCCAAACCCTTATTTTGAAACGGAAAGTGAGATGATTGATGATGGCTAACAGAAAGCGAAAAATGGTATTAAGATGCCCTGTCACACAAGAAGAAAGGAATTTAATAGAAGAAAAGATGAAACAAGTCCACGCAACCAAAATCGGGGCTTATTTACGAAAAATGGCAATAGACGGATATGTTATATATCGGGACGATACGGAAATAAAAAATATGAATAAACAACTTCAAGCCATCGGGAGAAACATTAACCAAATTGCAAGGAAGTTGAACTCCACCGGAAATATATACAAAGAAGACGTTGCCGAACTCAAGGAAAGGCTTGATGATATATGGCAATTACAAAGAACCATCCTATTGACACTTCGCTAAAAAAGGCAATCGACTATATCTGCAATCCTCATAAAACAGATGAAGAAATATACATATATTCCTATGGTTGCTCTCCTGACACAGCAGACATCGAATTTATGTGGACTCAGAATAATGAGAACGCATCAAGGCCAACTGCCGAAAGCCACTTAGCAAGACATTTTATACAGTCCTTTGACCCCGGCGAAACAACACCCGAAGTAGCACACGAAATCGGTAAAAGGTTGGCTGAAGAAGTATTTGGGAAATATGAGTATGTACTTGCAACCCACACCGACCGAGGACACATCCATAACCACATCATAGTGAATGATGTAAGTTTCGTAGATTATAGGCGAACTCATATCAACGAAAAATGGTATTACAAAACAAGAAAAATAAGCGATAATTTATGTAAAGAATTTGGTTTGTCCGTAATAACTCCATCGAACAATAAGGGCAAGTCCTACAAAGAACGTGCTGTTGTTAATAAAGGGATAAGTTGGAAGATGCAGCTTCAGAATACTATTGATGTCGTTATCCCAAAATCGAAAGACTTTGATGACTTTATCAGAAGAATGGAAAATGCCGGATACAAGGTCAAAAGACAAAATAAAAACATATCCTTCTGTGCCGATAGACGTGAAAGATATACAAGGTCGAAGACCCTTGGCGAAGATTATACAATAGATGCAATAATAGAAAGAATTAAAGGCAAAGATAAATCGACCATGCTTGGCGGTGGTAAAAGAGTTAGTCTTCTCATTGACATACAAAATTGCATAAAAGCACAAGAGAGTAAAGGTTACG